CCCCACGCTACAGCAACACTTTCTGGATCTCCTGCCGAAGATGCTCCTTTGTAGCCGGTTGCCGATGATGCTCCACAGTTGCCGGTTGCCGATGATGCTCCGTAGTCGCCGGTTGCCGATGATGCTCCTTTGTAGCCGGTTGCCAATGATGCTCCTTGCCTCTCATCAGCTTTCGCTTCTGGATTCACACGCTTCATCGTGTATTCAATTGCAGCCTTGACAAGCCCTGCAATATTGATTTCGGCGCCGATTTTAATTTTTGTCGAAGCGACCTTCGTATCATCCGAATGTCTGCTTATTTCGCCACTCTGTTCCACAACATGGTACACACTCTCGTTCGGTGAATAATAATCAAGGCAATCCAGAGGATATTCACAGGCATGAAACCCACGCTCGCACGCCTTGGCACTTGGCTCTTCGTAGCTTTCACCTTCTTTATACTGGAAGTCTCTACAAGTCATATCCTTGTTGAATCCCTTGTACGATGTAATCTTTTCCATCATGTTTCCCCTTTCTTTACCTTTTTGATTCCGAGTAATCCTCGAATCACGTTTGCCGGATATTTTACATTATTTCCAAATCGTTGTTCATTGATTTCCATTAACGCATTAAGGGCTTCTATTCTTCCGATCAATATTGCATACTCTTCTCCAATTGTCTCTGGTTCAAAATTAATGACATAGGTTTTCTTTTCCATTTTTACCTCATGTTCCCAAAAACTTATTTACAAAGTACAACTGCCCTTTTCCACTCACCTTTGTCGTGCGAGTGATTCTGATGCTGCCGTCTGGATTCTGAACATTAGATTCCTTAATCTCAAATAATCCCTGTTGCACATATCGCTGCATCGGCATGTTATAACTCGATCCGGTTTTCATCAGATACCCGTTGTCACGCATCCATTGGAATAATCTTTTCTGTCCGATCTGATATCCGTTCTGACAAATGAGCTTCGCCAGATCTCCGATAAGAATTGAAGACTTACTCGTTGAAACTGCATCTGCGAAGATTGTTTTCGGCCGGTCAGCTTCGATTTTCTGCCTCTGCTGCTCAATGACACGATTCTTTTCATCAATGGTACGCTGTGCGACCAGGACTGCTTTCGCCATGAGTTCTGCATCGGAAAGTGTTTCCTGTCCGGAGATGTAGCCGCCATTCTTCCGGATGGAAGGAAGAACAGTATCAAACACCCAATGTTCAAACTTCTCGGCAGAAGGAAGTTTACTATGGACAATCAACCGATATACATCTCCTTCTGGGATGAAATTGATATCCTGCATTTTCCCACTGATAGGGGTAGAACATTTCGTTATAGCCCTACAATGATCGTTTACTGCCTTGTTTGGATTGCTGTACCCCAGAGATCTGGCGATATCGCTTGCGCAGAACAAAGTCTTTTCTCCTTGCTGAATAGTCCTGATTTTTCCAAACTCTGGATTGCTAAAAATTTGCAACTCGCTCATTTAATCCTCTCCTATTCCTTTAGCCATTCTGCAATCGGAACACCTGTTGCATTCGCAATTTTCTGCAATGTTGGAATACTGGGATCAAAATTCTTTTCTTTCCACTTAGATACAGTCCCGTTCCCAATTCCACACTTCTGTTCAAATGCATAGATTGAAAGGTTATGATTACTACAGTATTCAATTACATTGTTGTAAACCACTATATTTTTTCTCCTTTCCTTTAATTATCTTGACATTTATTAGAAGATGTTCTAAAATTGAGTTACCACGCACAAGAAGAACATCTTCTATATTTTCGTCTTCAGCTAGAACATCTTCTAGTTGATAAGGCTAGTATATAGAATATGTTCTAGTTTGTCAACCCTTTTTATAGACTTTTTTCTAGTTGTTCAAAAGGAGTAATTATATGACGATACTAGAACGAATAAAAATGATTTGTAAAGAAAAGAAAGGTATAGGTCTTACTGCACTTGAAAGTATATTAGGCTATAGCAATGGTTCTCTTTCGAAAGCAAAAGATATTCCTAGTAGCAGAATTATGGAAATCGCCAATTACTTGAATGTAAGTATAGACTTTTTAATGACAGGGAAAGAACCAGAAGAAGATTTCTCCGATGAGGCTGCACACCTTGTGGCGAAAATAAGAAAAGACACCGAACTGTCCAAAGCACTGCAAAAATACTTTGAACTGTCCGATGCCAAGAAGAAGCACGTTGTGGAGTTGATTAACTTGTTAGCTGAATGAGGTGGAGTTATGGTAGTTACAGAAGAAATTGTTCTTAAAGCGTTGGTTGATCTAAGAGATTCATATGGGAAAACCGACTATGATATTGTAGCTGATAAGCTCGATATCGATTTTGTTACTCTTGGCAAGTATCTTGAGTCGCTCAGAAGAAAAGGTTATATTACCCAGGTATTTGAAGATGCCACTGTTACCGAAGCAGGATTACGCGAATACTATAGGGTTAATCCTTAAAACGAAATCTGCCGAATTTTTGCTGGCACAATTCTTCGGAAAATTCCTCGCTTTTTACTGGATGCCCGCTTCCCGGCTCGCAAAGCATTTCAGCCGGGAGCAATCCTAAAGTTTTCAATACAAGCATAGTGTTGAATACGGGTATCCTTTTTCTGTGCTCGCATCCTAATATAAGCATGTTTAAAGTACATAAATCATCATACTGCTCTTTCGTTAGGTTTATTCCCACATGGCGGAATCCGTCTATAGTCGTGTCGATCTGTCTATCCTTCATTTTTCTTCTCTCCCTTTACGATATCATCCAATATAATAAAGATGTACCGCAGAATTTTATCATCATTGATTTTTTCGACGAGTTGCACAATCTTTTCTTTGTAATTCCCCATGTTTCAAGCCCCCTTACTGCACAGGTTATGTCTTAATATTAGAACATATGTTCTGTATTGTCAATATGTTTCTATATTATGATCATATTCGGCTCGTGGGAATATTATGCTTGGATTCATGGGGATTCTAATAATTTGAGTCTCTTTTAAAATTGGAATTTTTAACTAGTTCCGTTTTTGCGTTATGTAAATCATATCCAAATTATTAATGTATAGCTTAAAATATAGGAATTTTCGGTTAGAAACGCCAGACATTAAAGAAGGGCGGATGACCCGCCCTATAATTCGATAGCTCCGCGTCTGTTTGTATGAACCGTGAATGTTCCTTCTCTCATCGCTCCGTCACTTCCAAATGCAAATATTTCATTTTTAATTGCGAGCAACTTATCCGTCACCATTGTGCCGCTATCAGAAAAATAATACCATTTTCCTTTATACTGAACCCACTGATTTGCAAACATGGTCCCATCAGCACCGAACCAATACCACTTTCCATTATCGCAGTACCAGTCATTTTTCACTTTCTGACCATTTGATAAGTAGAATGACCATTTACCATTTTCATTTTTCCATCCGGTCTTTACCTCTGAAACCATAGGAGTTAAAAATAATGCCCGTTCAGCCTCACGACGTCTCGTCAATCCTGCGAAGACTTTTCCTCCAGCCTTATTGTATTGGAGAATCTTTTCTGCAATCATTGACCGGCTTCTGGTCCCGTTTGCGGTTAATTGGTCAATGGAACCGATATTATACGCAAAGCTTACGAGAGCATCAAATTCATTCTGGTTCCACCCATATGCGGCATTGTATTTTTCTACCTTCGGTCCGTACTTTTTATCGACAGACTGTCTCAGCCATTCATCCGCTGTTTCCTGACTGATCTGTAGTCCTTGACAGATGGTTGCACCAGTGATTGCCTTATCTGCATTGGTCGTACCGTAACCGATGGTCCAGACTCCAACACTGTCTTTATATGCCGTCAATCGGCATCCCTCGAAGCTTTTTATTAGCTTTAGTCCGTTTTCGCTAATCTTCATAAGCATATCTCCATGATAATCATCACCTGTTGGCTTTAGGCCGCCCGGATACCGCCGGACCCGGAGAGGTGGATCACCGCCTTCCTTATTTCTTTAGTGAAAGAATTTCATTTTCCTGCGCGAGTGTAATCCAACCTTTTAATACAGCTGAATCAAGCGCCGTTCTGCTAATTTTTCCCGCCAGATACATTTTCTTTAAGATATTATACATATTTTCACGCTCCTAACTGTCCTGCGACTAAAAATTCAACCGTTTCCTCGAGATCTTTATACTTCTGCTGAAGGTCCGGCTTAGATAAGGTCATAATCATCACTGTCCCGTTATGATTTACAGTTTCATAATCCGGCTCATCCTCCGTACCGTTATTTACGGTTTCGCTGGAGATTACATAATCAAGCTGTTTTGCCATTCCTTTGTACTGCGTATATCCCAGGATGGTTTTCATAGGCTCGCCGTCAGCGCCGAGGATATAGACTTTCTCAACATTTAATTCTACAGCAAAGTCTTTCTCGACCTGTTCAAATGTCTTTGTTCCCGGAAGAAAGACCAGCGTGAGCGTTTCATCGGATTCTCTCACGCCTCCGGCCACCAGGTCATAGACGTTTCCATTTGATAATTTTAACTGTTCCATAAAATCCTCCTTAAAATTTTATTGAATTTTTG